TTTATGGCGACAAATTTAGCAAGAAGTGCACCTATGATGAATGCTGCAATTGAAAAAAATTGCTTGGAACACATCTCTTTGATGGCTCAAGAGCAAATTGAACTAGAATTTAGAGAAGAAATACAACAAATGCAGCAAATGCAAATGCAAGCGCAGCAAAATCCACAAATGATACAACAAAATCCACAACTGCAGCAACAAATGCAGTTAACACAGCAAAAAATTGATGCTAGAAAAGCAGTTTTAGTGGCTGAAATGATGGAAGAATTTATGAAGGAAGAAAAAGCAGTGACTTCTCAATTTGACCACGACCCTATTGCTAAGTTAAGATCAAGAGAATTAGATATTAGAGCAATGGATAATGAAGCAAAAAGAAGAGAAGCTGAACAAAAACTTAATTTAGAAAACATGAAGGCTTTAATGAATCAGCAAGTTCAAGATGATAAACTTGAACAAAACGAAGAACTGGCTGAACTTAGAGCAGATACTTCAATTGAAAAACAAGAAATGGCAAATGCAAATAGAATTAAACTAGCTGGCATGAAGCCAAAAACAAATGGAAGGAGTAACTAATGGCTTGGTTTGGATTAGCAAAAATAGCATTACAAGCTGGAAGTAAGCTTTATACAAATAGACAAAGAACTAAAATGGCTATGTCTGATGCACGATTGATGCATGCAGAGCGTATGGCCCGAGGAGAAGAATCTTACCAGGGCAAACTTTTAGAAGCCCGGCAAAACGACTGGAAAGACGAAATTGTGCTTGCGATACTTACGCTCCCGATAATTGTGCTCGCCTGGTCGGTGTGGACAGATGATCCGGAGGCTATGGCGAAGATAAATATCTTTTTTGAGTACTTTTCGAATCTGCCAAAATGGTTTACAAATTTATGGATACTTGTAGTTGCCAGCGTATTTGGTATAAAGGGAACTCAGATATTTCGTAATGGAGGGAAGAAATAATGGTATTAGGATTTGGAAGATGGGCTGTAAAACAAGCCTTAAAAGATAAAACTAAAACAATTAAAATTAAACCAGGAACTAAATTTAAAGGTCAAAAAACAGTTGAAGAACATAAAAGAGATATAAGTCACAAGAAATATATTGATTCAATTAGAGCAGCGGGAGACCAGATAACTGGTAATTTAAAAAAATCTGCTAAAAAATTACAAAATTTAACTGAAACTTTAAAAAAACAAAAGAAAATATTGGACGACTAATGGTAAACCCAAGATGGAACCCGAAAATAGCAAATTCAAGAAACCCTAGTGGAAAAAAGAAAAAGGACACTGTAAAACAGAACTTTTCTATTCCTGAAACGGAAGAATATATTGGAACTCACATTAAAAGTGATTTAGGTGGGAAGAAAGTATCAAATAAAAGTTATGAGAAATATTATAAAGGAATGATCTAATGATGAGACGATATTACAGAGCTGGTGGCGATACACACGTAACTAAAGAAGGCAAAGTAGCTAAAAAAGGTCTTTGGTATAATATTGCTCAAAAGAAAAAACGTAACGAAAAGAAAGCAAAAAAAGGAGATAAAGATTATCCCACTGAAAAAGCAATTAAAGCGAGTCAAGCCTAATGCCTGGAATAGCTTTACGAGGACATGGAAGAGCAATTTATCGTAATGGTGGTCCAGCTTGGACACGAAAAGAAGGTCAATCACCTTCTGGTGGATTAAATAAAAAAGGTAGAGCAAGCTATACAAAAGGTACATTAAAAGCCCCAACAAAATCAAAAACAAGTGGAAGACGTAAATCATTTTGTGCACGAATGGGTGGTATGAAAAAGAAATTAACATCTGCCAAAACGGCACGAGATCCAGATTCAAGAATAAATAAAGCACTAAGAAAGTGGGATTGCTAATGGATCCCTTAGTTATCGTTGCTAAGCTACAAAGAATTATACAAAGTAATCTTCAACGTGTTGGAGACGCCATGATTAGTGGTGGTGTTGACAACATGGAGAAATATCAGTATATGTTAGGACAGGCACGTACCTACCAGTACATGCTTCAGGAAATCTCTAACCTGCTAGAAAAGAAGGAGCAAAAAGATGAACAAGGAAATGTTATCGACCTCGGAAAAGGAAGTCCCAAAGCATAAAAACGCTTTGGAAGAAAAGTATAAATCTGAGCCTACAAAAGAACCTTTAAATCCCGAAAATATACAAGAACAAGAATCCCAGTTACCCGCTCCTAGCGGCTGGCGACTATTGGTTTTGCCTTTTACCCCTAGAGAAAAAACAAAGGGTGGAATTATTTATGCTCAAGAATCTTTAGACAAAGTGAGAATTGCCGTGAATTGCGGCTATGTATTGAAGATGGGTCCGTTGGCCTATCACGATCGAGAAAAATTTCCAACGGGACCGTGGTGTAAAACAGGACAGTGGGTCGTGTTTGCTCGCTACGCAGGATCAAGATTACCCATTGAAGGTGGAGAAGTGCGTATCTTGAATGATGACGAAGTTTTGGGAACTATTAAAAATCCAGAATCAATTCTTCACCATATTTAACATAGGAGGAACTATGCCAGAAGCAGAAGTAAAAAAAGAAGAAAAAACAGTTGATATCGACACCTCGGGACCTGAAGTTGATATTAAACTACCTGAAGAAAAGGCCCCGGAAGAAGAAGTAGAAATAAAAGAAGAGAAACAAGAAACAAGCGACGAGAAACAAGAGACTAAAGTAGAAGAGAAACCAGTAGACGAGAAAAAAGAAGAACTAGAACAATACAGTGAAGGTGTTCAGAAAAGAATTGCCAAATTAACTAAAAAATGGCGTGAAGCAGAGCGACAAAAAGAAGCCGCTTTAGATTATGCTAAAGGCGTTCAGTACGAACATTCTGAACTTAAATCTAAGTTTTCTAAGCTAGAACCTAATTATGTAAAAGCTTTAGAAAGCAGAGTAACATCTGGAATGGAAGCAGCTAAAGCTAAACTTGCAACTGCAAGAGAAGCTGGTGATATTAATGCTGAAGTTGAAGCACAAAAAGATATTGCAAAACTTGGCTTTGAAGAAACGCGTTTAGCAGCTTTAAAGGATAGACAGTCTCAAGATAAAGAAAAGGTAGTAAAAACACCATCTTTAGATCAAGCTGTAGCTCCTCAAAAACCAGATCCAAAAGCTGAAGCATGGGCTGAAAAGAACGATTGGTTTGGAAAAGATAGTGCCATGACCTATACGGCTTTTGATTATCATAAGAAACTAACCGAGCAAGAAGGATTCGACCCGAATACGGACGAATATTATGCTGAAATAGACAAGCGAATGAAGCTTGACTTCCCGCATAAATTTGCTAATACTAGGTCTCAGGAATCGACTAAACCAGAACAAATAGTAGCTTCAGCGAAGCGAAGTTCAAATACTGGTCGCAAAACCGTGAGACTCACATCATCTCAGGTAGCAATCGCTAAAAAATTAGGTGTGCCACTTGAAGAATATGCGAAACAATTAAAACTCACGAAGGAGGTATAAAGCATATGAGTACAGATAAAATAAAAACTTCCCGTGCGAGCCAAAGTAGAGCTAAGACAGCTAAAAAAACTACTTGGACTCCACCGTCATCTTTAGATGCACCCCCTGCGCCTGATGGCTATCACCATAGGTGGATTAGGGCCGAGACAATGGGATTCGATGATACGAAAAACATGTCCGGTAAAATTAGATCAGGATACGAGCTTGTAAGAGCTGATGAATATCCAGGATCTGAATATCCAACCGTCCAAGACGGTAAGTACAAAGGGGTAATCGGAGTTGGTGGCCTTTTGCTGGCAAGGATACCGGTAGAGGTTGTTAAATCGCGCGAGCAATATTTTAATAATATGACTCAAGACGCAGACACAGCGATTGAACGGGACCTTATGAAGGAACAGCACCCAGGAATGCCAATCAATGCTGAGAGGCAGTCCCGTGTAACCTTCGGTGGAACAAAGAAAAGTTAATTTTTTAACGATTCCTAATCCAACGAAATTTTATTAACCGCTTACATTTATGTAAGCAGAAGGAGAAACATTATGGCAAATGTAGACGCAGCTTTTGGTTTCAGACCTACAAGATCACTTGTTGGTGGACAAATCAGAACTGAGGAATACAATATCGCAGCTAACTACAATACAGCAATTTATACTGGACAAGTAGTTGAAGCGGTAACAGCTGGTGGGATCGAAGTAGCCGCAGCTGGAGATGTCCAAGCACTTGGAATCTTCGGAGGCGTGTTTTACACAGACCCTACTACTAGTAAACCAACATGGAGCGCTTATTATCCAGCTAGCACTAACGCTACTGATCTTAAAGCTTCCGTATATGCCGACCCTTATATTGTTTTCGAAGCCCAACACGACGGTACAGGAACAGCAGCTATGAATCATGGAGCTATGGATTTCGTAGGAACGTCTGGAAGTTCTACGTCAGGGCAATCGACTTCGGAATTAGATACTTCTGAAGTGGCAACTGATAACCAGTTCAAACAAATTGGGATCTCAACAGATCCTGATAACAGTGATACGAGTTCAGCTAACGCGAACGCGTATTGTGTTTTTAACGTTGGCGAACACGTGTTCAAAGTTGACACGGCATTAGCATAATAGGAGCATAAAACTATGGCAATATCACGATCACAACTAGTTAAAGAACTAGAACCAGGTTTGAATGCACTATTCGGCTTGGAATATAAAAACTATGCGAACGAACATGCAGAAATTTTCGATTCAGAAAATTCAGACAGAGCTTTTGAAGAAGAAGTTATGTTATCTGGATTCGGAAATGCGCAAGTAAAACCTGAAGGTCAAAGTGTTAATTACGACGCAGCACAAGAAACTTTCACGGCTCGTTACACGCATGAAACACTTGCTTTAGCATTTTCAATCACTGAAGAAGCGATTGAAGACAACTTGTATGACAGACTCGCGTCTCGTTATACAAAAGCCCTAGCTAGATCTATGGCTAACGCTAAACAAGTAAAAGGCGCAAATGTTCTTAACAGAGCGTTTAACAGTTCATACACTGGCGGCGATGGCTTAGAACTTTGTTCTACAGCTCACACAATCGTTGCAGGGACTTTCAAAAACGAGCTTTCAACAGCGGCGGATTTGAACGAAACTTCATTAGAACAAGCACTGGTAGATATCGGTGTAATGAAGGACGAACGAGGTCTTAAAATTGCAGCAAAAGGAACTAAAATGATAGTACCTAATGACTTGCAATTTACTGCAGAGAGATTGTTAAAATCTCCAGGTAGAACAGGAACAGCTGACAATGACATCAACGCAGCAAAATCTATGGGGATGATTCCTCAAGGTTATGTAGTTAATCACTACTTAACTGATTCTGATGCTT